ATTCTGTACTTTTGACAGACTTTCTGGGAGATACGTCGTTTCTGCAGCCGTTCGGCTGAGCCACGTAGTTGTACATTGGTGGTCATTTTATGATTGTGAACAACCTCCCCTTCTCCAGGGGTGTAGGTGTTACATGAAAAACAAAAACTGTGACCATCAGAATACAAAGAATTCGCATCCGATGAGCCACAGTGGATACAAGGCTCGTGCCTTATAAATTCGCTCTCGCTCATTTGAGCCAGTCAATAGGAATACTTTGATATGAGCACCAGGGGAAACCATTACGTTCTGCCCACTTGGCGTATGTTGTTTTAGATCCTTTGTAGATCTTGTTAAAGGGTGCTTGAAAGACGAAGCGAATATCTAACTTGGGATTGCTCTTCTTTACGGCTTTCATCTTGCGGCGATCCTCGCTCGTCAGGCGTCCTTTCACTTCGAGAAAGACACCATTCGGCAAAAGAAAGTCGGGGATGTAGTTGCATTCAAGAACGTATGCGAGTTTACGTGATTCGTATTCGTATTTAACTTTCAAGCTGGAGAGAAGGTCAGCGACCTTGCCCTCCAAGCCTGATCTATACATCAGTCGTCAAGGTGTTTTTCGATGATCTCTTCAACGATCTCCGATACCGCACGACGCATCTCATACTTGAAGTCGTTGCGATCCGCCTTGTAGCGGGTGACACTGATCTCAGGCAGTCGGACACAGAGGGTACCTTCGTAGAGTCCAAGCTCTTCGTTCTTAACGCAATCAAAGGTAATCATCAGAAGTCGTCGTCGGTGGTTTCGTCGTTGGAAGTAATGTTCGGGTCACCAGCTTTGAAGCCAGCGGTTTTACCGAACAGCTCGGCAACATCAGTTTCATTCATGTCACCAGTGTCAACACCAGCAGAGGTGTTAAGGGCGATCACCTGGACACCCACCAGCTTGAGGCTAGTGCCGTAGGTCACACCGTCCTTGAGGATGTAGGGTTTCTGGTGAAATGCCAGCTTAACCTTAGAGCCACCATACAGCGGCGTATCCTCGTTAGTGATCAACGTGCCCTCGCTATCAACAACAGGGGGACGAGTCTCATCGTTCCAGCTGAACTTAACTTGATACTTACCTTCGCTCACCTCTTCCCAAGGCTCAGGCTTGAGAGTAGAACGCTTAGGATTCTTAAGCTTACCTTCTGCCCACTTAAGGACTTCAGTGCGCTCATCTTCGAGAGTGTCAACAGTTGCCTGATCAACAAGAGCAGACAGTTTGTAGCCGAACTTACCCGGCTTCAGTACAGCTTGATAACCTTCAAGGACAACAGGCTGTTCGGTTTTGTGGATGGTGCGGGTCATTAAATGTTGGGGGAGTAAATCATGGATATACCTCCGGTATAACCACGTTGGGTATGGACAGCAGCTAGCTGAAAGCCAGACTGCGGGAAAACTTTAGGTGTCGGTATGCAATAAAATTCTTTGATTGCAAACCCTGCATCACGCATATCTTTTATGCGTCGTTTTGTGGTGTAATGATTGATAGATGTCAGATACACTATGTTATCTGCTAACTTCATACCGTGACTTAAAAACTCACGCATCTTAGACCAAGGAGGATTACTAATAATCCAATCTACAGGCGTGGTCCAGTCAAGGAAATCAGAACCTAACTCTAATTCGCACCAAAGACAGTCTTGGATTTGATCAGAAAAAGCTCCGTCACCTTTGCATGGATCAAGTATTACCCCAGTTGGATTGTAATGCTCAATAATCTCACGTGCTAGTTCTCTAGGCGTGTAAACTATATCTCTGTCTGGAGTATTTTTGTTGGGGTTTAATTGCATTAAAAAATTTAAGTGCGTTGGTTTTACTAAAGCTGCAGTTTTTACTTGAACAATGGTCAAGTAACTGCAAACCTTCTATGAAAGCCACACGAACTTTTGGAAATTCCGTGATGTCAGCTAAGACATACAGTAGGTGATTATCAAGAATATGTGATACCACTTGATCGTGGTCAACCTTTCGACCAGCACCAATCATTGAAGATGGGCAGAATTTAAGACCGTTATTAGTGATCTGTTTCTTCTCTATCTTACGGTCATGCCAAGTGAAGTCATAACCTTTTTGATCTACAAAAACCAGATCATCAAAGGTCTGTTCTAAATGCCGTGATAAAGGCTCACAACAAAACCTACCATCTCTAAACATGTCATAGAGAAACTCTGGGTTTAGATTACCAAAGGAGATAGTCCCTGTAAAATCAAACTCATACGGATGATTCAGCCGAAGTTTCATCAACAGAAAAAGTAAGTGGATTCGATGACCGACTCAGGCTCAAGGTCACCTACTATCGGTGGTGCAGTCTCCGCACCTATTTGAGATGCGAAGTCATTTAGGTAGTCATGCTCTGCGAACAGGTGCATGTATGTCTCACGCACAAGCGTGGACAATGTGGACATGTCCGTGGCTCTGCATAACACAGAGTCATGGATCAATGCGATGGGGGCGTCAAACCTCAACGCAGATAGATGAAGCAGTGAAGCATCAAGGCTGTGAATCAGATTCGGTGCCGTTGCGTTTTTGTGATGGAGCAAGTCAACCTTGTCTGAATCACCGACAGCTACACGTAAGTTACACGTGCCCAGCAGTTGTAACTCAATGCGCTGTATCTCCGGTTTCATCAGCCGTTGTGTAACGACAAACCCAGAGGGTGTAGTCCATGTCAGCTCAGTAGCACCGCCTTTGATGGCTTCTGCTACCTCGCTCTCGATCCATGTCATGACAGCCATAGGACCAGGAACGACTACATTCATAGCGTCCCTGACTGCTTTGACTGTAGCTGTGAGATCGTCTTTCCCAATCTCTACCCCTTTATCCTTCAACGCTTCGCGGATGTAACCGCGGTTGCTATAAGGCTTAGCATTGTAAGGCACGGTCATTACTACACGCTTGACCGTTTTTCTATCCATGTAAGGACGAATAGATGCAGGACAGTTAGGTGTAGCAGTTTCTGCAACGACCTTGTAAGCGTCCTGAGGTTTATCGGACGGAAGAACGTTAACAAGTCGTGCAGTTGATGCATCACAGGCGAGACCTGCAAGGATCTGAAGACCACTGCATGTAGCATCTGTAGCTACCATCAGTGAAGTGTGTGAACGATCACATGCAATCACACAATGATAATACTCTTCACACGCTGCAAGAAACTGCCAAGGTTCATCGACACCCTCCCATTCATGAAGGTTTCCGATTGGATCTTGAGCTATGATTGTGACAAGTTGATGATTGTCCAGCGTCCATGCTAATCTCTCAGCCATGGTCGCTTTATCTAGACCATACGTTGTAGCTACCTGGAAAGCTAACCAATCACAGGCGTATTCATCTACAAACGCTTCATCATGAAACTTGAGCAAAGACTTACCGAAGTCTGTATCTTGCGGTGTAAGGAAAGCAGGAATAGGATAAGCACGACCCCTGTAATCAAACGACCACGGGATGTAGAACTTATCTCTATCTTTGAACACATTCACTGCGTTCATTGTCATCCTTGTTCTACAAGAACGTTGAAACGCTTGTGCATTGATGTTCATTACCTCTGCTGCTCTCCGCCTGTAGTCCTTTCGAGAATCTTTGTTCTCTGCTATGTCTACTGGCTTAGGCGGTAGGGGCATCTCAATGATAGGGACAAACTTACCTACCTCAATCTGCCTACGTTCTAACTCCTCCGCTACCTCTACGATAAACGGGTTAATACGGTAGGCAACCTTCTGAATCTTGTTCAGAAACTTGATAGGTGTTTCTCCCTGTATAAGTGACGGACCTCCCCGGCGCACCATGTCGTGACCGCGCATCACCTCGTTAAGTAGGTAACCACCTGGGGTCGTGATGCTCCAATCATTAGGAGGGATGAGCATAGGCCAGGTCATAGGACTAAACAGCTCAGCCGTGTGAACCACATCGTCCTTGATCTCCAGAAACTCAGGAGTAGGAACAACGTACTGGTGTGTCTTGCGTCCGTCCCTGCGTATGTCACGCATGAACCAGTTAGATGCAGAGCACACGCAATCAAGTAGCCAACCGCCTAGCTTGACACGGTTAGCTTTGCCCCATGCTTGCCAGTGTTGTACATCATAACGGTTCATCAAGGTAGAGATAACCTTG